CAAAGATATATCGATGGTTATGAAAGCTAATCCAGGTCTTCTCAAGAAACATACTCACGACGACATGATCGACGCTTTGACCTATGCCGTGGAAAATAATAAGGTAAAATTCGAATTTGAAGGGGGACTCTTAAATGGCGACATCAGACGCAACGATTGATTTCCTAGATGAAGTAAAAAACACAGTAAGTGGTGTAACAGGTAGAGTCGATGCTATTTGGACTGAGGGTGACGTTACGTACGTCGACGTTATATCAGACGAAAGAATGTACTACAAATCCCCAGTTACGAATTGGGGACTGATTGCGAAGAGTGATGAATAGACTCGCAGGAATTACACACTATAGAATGAAAGAAGATAATAAAAATACGGTTCAATTCCGTTACTAAACAGTGGTCTGTGTTGTTATCTTCTTTTATATTTTTAATCTTGAAAGGAGAATGAAAATGAAATTTTTCAGTGCTAAGGATGCTAGAGAGATGTCAGAAACAGCAGCAAAGGGATTAACGTATAGTGACATGAAAGCGGTATTAGATCAAATCAGTAAAGCTTGCGAATGGGGTAAAACCGAAATCATGATTGATGGGTACATCCATTTTCATTTACGGGATATATTAGTCGAAAAGGGTTATAAAATCTCATACGGACCGCAACATGATACGCCATACACAACGATAAAGTGGTAAAAATATAATCTTGAAAGGAGAATGAGTTATGAGTTTTTGTATGAACAAACATCAATATGTAAGTGCGGAAGCAAAAGTGCCAAAATCAGAGATGATAGAAATGGATCAAAAAGTATTACGAGATAGAGTGATATCAGATTTGATTCATGGGTTGGTCGATACGGTTGCTCGAGAAACATGTGCTGTAACTCTACAACAAAGTGATGACATCGATGAGTTAGCCACTATATGGAGAGCTTCTATGATTGTTATAAACGTGGATCATTACAGAGCAATTGTTGATGTGATTCGTAAACACAACTACAATGTAACAGATAAAGATGGAAATATAATAACATTATCAGAACTATTATAAAATCTTGAAAGGAGAATATATTATGAAAGCGTATAGAAAGATTTGTAAGTGGTGTTTTAAAGAATTCGAAACTATGGAATGGCATGAGGATTGTTGTTCTAAAGAATGTTCGCATACTAAAGTGGACTTTGATCGTAGATATTATGAAGACGTTGATCTCGTAGATTGGCAAACTAATATTTGAAAGGAGAATAATCATGCAATTACAAAAGTTAACAACAAAGTTCGGAGGAATACTAGCTAAGAACTCACCGACTATTCTTACGGGAATTGGGGTGGCAGGCTTAGTTGCAACAGCTGTGATGGCAGTGAAAGCTACACCGAAGGCTATTGAGATTCTCGAACGTGAATCTGATGATCGAGTCGCATATGCGTACGACAATGGCATAGAGATAACGAACGCAGACATATCTCCAATGGACATGATAAAACTCACTTGGAAGTGTTATGTCCCAGCGGCCGTAACGGGTCTTTTGACGATAGGCGCAATCATCATGGCTAATAATATTAACCTACGTCGCAATGCGGCTCTAGCAAGCGTGTACGCTCTCTCAGAGGCTGCTATGAAGGAGTATCAGTCGAAGGTGGTGGAGACACTTGGAAAGAACAAACAACGTCAAATCAAAGATGAAATCGCGAAGGATCGAATCATCCAAAACCCAGTCAAAGAAGACGAAATTATATTTACAGGTAAAGGTGAGACGCTTTGTTATGACTCTTTGTCTGGGAGATACTTTAAGTCGGATATTGAGCAAATTCGTCAAGTGTTGAATAAACTTAGTAGGGATCTCATGACGGAAATGTATATGGACCTGAATCACGTGTATAGTGAATTGGGTTTGAAGAGTACAAAACTGGGTGACAATATTGGTTGGCACATTGATGATGGTTTGATTGAACCGGACTTCAGTTCGCAATTAACCGAGAATGGAACACCTTGTCTTGTATTAGACTTTGTCACTGAACCAAGATATGGGTATAATAACTATTAGGAGGCAATATGGAAAGAAGTAATATGTTCGAAGCGACTTTGTTGGTGTTATGTGGGGTTATAAGTATGCTTATTGTTTATGGTATTATGAAAGTTATAGTGACGCAGTATATCTTGAACTATTAGCTCGCAGGAATTACACGGTGTATAATGAAAGAAAAATATTAAAATTAAAAGGAGAATGTAAAATGAAAAAATTATTAGAGGTTATGAAAAGCAATAAGAAAGCGATCATGATTGGAGCAGGAGTTGCAGTAGTTGGTTTTGTAGTAAAAGCACTATTGTCAAATACGGATCCAAGTGACGAAGTTATTGAAGAAATGGCCGAAGAAGAAAATCAAGATACATCAGCAGAATGAGATATGTACTTATGAAGAGTGTTATGAAATACATAGCATTCTTCTTTTTCTCTTGAAAGGAGAGGCAAAATATGTTTGAGAATTTTACAAAGAAATTAGTAAAGACCGCGGTTAATGAGGCGAAAGAAACAGTAGAAGAGAAAGTTGTCGATTCGTTTGACAAGTATTTTCCAATAATCACAACTGGCATTTGTATTGGTATTGCTATACTATCTATTTACAAAGGAGTTAAAGTGAGTTCACAACCGACGTCAATAACGATCGTGAATAACCACTACTATTTCTAAGGAGGATAAAATGCGTAAATACAAACCGAATAAAGTACGTATAATAAACAAATTGCTTGGTCTTGGATTTATTACAACCGGAATTGCGTTTACAGTCGCTAGTCATGACATGACATTCTTAATATTGGCAGGTATCTTAGGAGTATCGTTGTTTTTCTGTAAGACAAAGATGTATTAAAAATTTACACTCTTGAAAGGAGTATATATCATGTATAATACTATTTGGAATCAAGCGCAACAAGAACTTCAAGGAGCAATAACTATGTTTAATCATGCAGAAACACCAGCGCATATAGACATCGCAATAGAGGCAATGAATCTAGCCGAGGAACAGATAAAGATAATTAAAGAACACTCTGAAAAGAAAATCGAGATGTACAAGAAGCTTGAAAAAATAAACCCAAGAGAAAGAGAGGATGATTATGAATCACCGACGTTATTGCAAGGCCTTAAGGAAATATTCACGGGCGTATTCAAGGACTCGTTTGGGGGTGAGAGATATGAATAATTATATCTACACAACCAGACCCAAGAAAAGTGGATTTCGAGGAATAAAGACGTATGGTAAATTACTAATAGCCTCTATATTATTAACCGCACTTGTTATTGTTGGTATGAGTATAGTCATTATGATACGTGGAGGCGACGTTGCCCCAACAAGTGCTAGCATTCCCCAACAGAAAGAAGTTCATTTAATCACTATAGATGAAGCGAGTAAACCACTAAAAGATGCAAAGAGTCTGACGGATAACTTTGAGTCGGATAGGGAATATTTGGCAAGCCTTACAAGTAGAGGCGATATAGAAAGAAAACTTGAAAACCGAAAAGAAATTATAATCAAAGTTATGAACAAAAATCTTGGAGGTAAACTCAAAAACAAGGGTTCTGTCATATATGAGGCGAGTACACATAATAAATTTCCTCCATATTTACAATGTTCAATCGTAATCCATGAGACTGGTAATGGAAATAGCCTCGCTATCAAGAATAAAGCTAATGTGGGCGGTATATTTGAAGGTGATCACCTCAAAGATTATAAAGGCGACATCGACAGAAGTATATGGGATATGGCGAAACGTATTAAATTATATTACATAGATGAAGGACGGACGACAATTGAGGCTTTTGGTAAAAAATATTGTCCCATTGGAGCAAAGAATGATCCGAAGGGTTTAAATAAAAGTTGGATACCCACCGTTACAAAATATTATATCAAATTAATAAATGAAAGCGAGGGCGTTGTGTGATGGATAAATGTAACATAAACTTCTTTGATAGTTCTGAGGTGCATACGTTTTACACGCCTTCTAAAAAGACTAGGACATTCGAACCGACGAAAGTTTTTGCCACATTCATATTCATGGCTATCGGCATCGAGGAAACCATATTTAAGACTATTATCAAATTGGTTATTGATCTCCTCGCATAATTTACATACGTTATAATGAAGAAAAAATTTGAGGAGGAACGAAAAATGGATAAAATTAAAACAATTAAAAAAGTTGGAGCAATAGTAGTTTCTATAGGAGTTGGAGCAATTATTAATAATGCAGTTAAGGCGACAACCCCATCAACAGCAGGTCTAGTAGTAAAAGGATGTATTGTTGTAGGGGCGTACGTATTAGGTAGCATGGTTGCTAAGAAAGCAATAACTCATATGGAAGGTGAAGTTGATTCGATTGTAAAAGAAGTTAAGAAATTCGTTGAAGAACCAGCAGCAGTTTAATCGAGAAAGGAGGTGTTAGAAAATAACACTTCTTTTTATCTTTTTCCAAGGAGGCATTGAGTATGAACGACGATAGAGAAGTAATGAAAGTGGATATGGGCGCAGAAGGAACAAGAATGGTAACAGCAAGTTTCCCATCTAACTCTCACACAGCAAAACAGCAAGTAACCGAAACAAAGAAAGTTGAGAGAATCGTCAAAGGTAAGGTTATGAAACAGAAAAAATCCCTGGGTAAGAAATTCATGGAAACATTTATAGGAGAAGATGTTGGTAGTGTATCTTCTTATATAATACACGATATTCTAATCCCAGCAGCAAAATCAATGGTAACAGATATGGTACAAGGTGGGATTGAAATGTTATTATTTGGCGAGAGGACACGTGGGGGTGGAAGAAGCAATTCAAGAGATAGAGGAAAGTCGTACGTAAGTTATAGTAATTTCTCTAATAGGGATAAGTACGAGGATAGAGATCGTAGAAGAGATTATACCAATAGAAATAAAGCAAACCACAACTTCGAAGATATAGTGTTGAGTAGTAGGGCGGAGGCGACGGATGTATTGAATCATCTCGTAGATCTTATACAAGACTATGGGGAAGCAACTGTAGCAGACTTGTATGGGATGGTGGGCATTCGAGAAGAACATACAGACAGGAAGTACGGTTGGATGAATTTAGCAAGCGCAAGAGTACGTCCGATTAGAGAAGGATTCTTATTGGATTTACCAAGACCTATATTGTTGGATTAGGAGGTACGTATGCCTAAATTAATAAAAACCTGGAAGGAACTGAAAGAATGTAAGTCCGACACTCATGTTTTAGAAATAGAAGATTGTTGTGGATGGATACGACCAAAGAAAGATTTAGCATTCACAGGTTGGGAGGGACATCATTATTTATCCACTCACACTTTTTACGGACTAAACTATAAATACTCAACCGAGTTACTACAATCATGTGGTTTTGATGTGGAACTTGTTAATTGGGATGATTAAATCGCAAGAATTACAGGGGTTATAATGAAAATAAATTTGAGGAGGAACTTGAGATGAATGAAGGATTTTTTGAGAAGTATAAGAAAGAGATAGTAATAACTGGAGCAGTTGTAGGTGGAATAGCACTTGGAATGGTTCTAGGAAGAAAATTAGCTTTAGCGAAATATGTAGGAAAATCAGTTATTAGTTGGAGACCAAATGGAAAGTTTATTAATCTAGAAGACGCGAAAGCACTCTTGGATTTGAACGTTATGAACAATACGCAGTTTGCAATTGTAAAAGATGGTGCTGAAATATCAGCAGTAATACTAAATAACAGCAATGTTGTGGCACCAGCCAAAGCAGTTGTAGAAGCAATAATATAATGAGAATCTAAGAGGGCAATCGCTCTCTTTTTACTTTTTAACAAAGGAGAAAATCTTATGAATCATCACGATGTGTTTAAGAAGTTCAATGAAATATTTGCACTAGGGTCTATAGAGCAATGGTGGCAAAACGGCTTTAATTCTGTTCGCATCAGGTTTGAAGATAAGAAAGAGGTAGTGTTTACTTACACGAATGACGGCAAGTGGACTTTGGAAACAATATATTCGTATATACAAAGAATGAATAAGAAAGGGGATAAGTTATGAATGGTATTATTAAAAGCGCATTTGTTACTAATCTAGACCCTCAAGATTTTAACAATACAATCGAAAAGGTCATTATAGAATTTCAAAAGCCAGGATGGAACGTTGAGATAACACACGCCATGACATATGTCCCAAACGAAGGTGTATTATATAGCGCACTAGTACTTGCAAGATTATAATAATTAAAAATAAAAAGGAGAATGAGTTATGAACTTATCAAAAATTGGTGGAGCAGTAGGAAAATTATTAGGGAGAAAGGGACTTGTGTTACAAAAGCATAGTCCAGAGATCATGTTAGTAGTAGGTGTGGTTGGAGTTGTAGCCAGTGGCGTAATGGCTTGTAGAGCAACATTAAAAGTGGAATTTGTCCTGGACGAAGCTAAGGATAAATTAGACAAGATAAAGTTAGCTAAGGAAACCGTAGATACAGACGTATATTCTGAATCAGACGCAAAGAAAGATTTGATGTTAACCTACGTACAAACGGGCTTTGACTTTGTGAAGTTATATGGACCAGCTATATTGGTTGGTGCGGCGTCTATTGCTTGTATTGTTGGTTCCCATGGTATTATGAGGAAAAGAAACATCGCGCTTGTAGCTGCATATAAAGCTATTGAAACCAGCTTCAAAGACTACCGCAAGAGAGTTGTTGATGAGTTTGGTGCTGATAAAGATAGGATGTTGAAGAACGGCATTACACAAAGTAAGATTACCGTACTTGAATCTGACGAAAACGGTAAGACAAAGAAGTCGACAAAATTAATCGAGAATGTAGACCCAACAGGTATAAGTCAGTATGCTAGATTCTTTGACGAGAGCTGTATCAACTGGAGTAAGACACCAGAATACAATCTCACATTCTTAAAGTGCCAACAGAACTACGCTAACGATTTACTTAAGACAAGAGGTCATGTATTCTTGAATGACGTATATGATTTGATTGGTGTGCCTAGAAGTCAAGCTGGAGCAATCGTTGGATGGGTTAGAGACAATGGAGATGGATTCATAGACTTTGGTTTATTCGATGGTGAAAGAATGGCAGTAAGAGATTTTGTTAATGGTACTGAAAGAAGTATCTTGCTAGATTTCAATGTTGATGGGATTATCTACGACATGATATAGGAGGCGTATTGTGGGCTATATTTGCAATACAGAGGATTATGGTCAATTCTTTTGGTATGAAGAAGAACGAGTTATGTTGGATGAGTGTGGGGATATAGTCGACGATATCCACTCATTGTTCCACACGAGCTTGATGTACTTATTAAGAACCCATAAAAAAGACATGATGGTATATACAAAGCAAGGGAAGTTAGTAGAATTACTATATATGCATGGGTATGTGGATATGTTGTATGTGGATAGACACGAGATAAATAAACTATTTAGGAGGTTGTGAATATGAATAGAAACACGATATTAACGTTTGTAATGGGTTCCGTAATAGGAGCCCTTGGTATGAAGTGGTATATGGAGCATAAGCATAATGAGTTCCTTGAACAGGAAGCTCAGTGGTGTGAAGATATGGCAAATAGAGTTGCTCATGAGACAACCGATGGATACGAATCCGATATCGAGAAAGCTTATAGATTAGTTGATGCTAGAAATAATGAACTTGAACAGGAAAGGAAGGTATTGGTTATGAATAAAGATAGATATGAGAAAGTTGCTAGAAATTACAACAAGACTATTGATGCTGTAGAAACGCCTGCTATAGAGGTTATATCTTTTGAAACGTTTTGTGAAAGATATAATAACAATGATAAGATTACTTTGATGTTTCATTATGAAGGAGAATTAGGGTGTTTATCAAAACTAGTAGATGAAGATGGGGACGTTATACAAAACCCAATGGAGGTAGTAGGCGACGTATTTAATAGTTTTGGACATTTATCTGGTGACCCTGAAGTAGTGTACGTACGTAATAATCGTTTGGGAGTTGACTACGAAATAGTAAGGACTGGAGAACCATACGAACCAAAAGAGGGTGATGAACGATGAATGCGGTAAGACAATTACGTGGATTTACTCTGCAAGAGCAGCACTTTGATTGGCTTTGTAGGATGGTTTTATTAGGGGATGAGAATCGTTACGGACGTTTGTTGCAACGCTTGCATGAGCGCCCTTTCGAATCCTTTGTCCCGAATGATCATAATCGTGCGTACGAAGGGATTGACCTCCGACGAGTGTTTTGTGATGAGATGGGGATTAAATACGTGCTTCCAAATACCTTTGATGGGCCCGCGTCCATACTTGAAGTACTTATTGGATTGGCAATAAGGTGTTGTGAAACCCTTGCGGATGACGATAATAATATGAGAATCGACCAATGGTTTTGGCTATTAATGTCAAATTGTGGGTTGAATAGATTCACAGATGACCGGTATTCTTCACTAGATACCGATGAAATTGTGGATAGGATAGTGTATAGACGGTACGAACGTAATGGTGTTGGAGGGTTATTTCCCCTAAAAAGAGCAAGAAGAGACCAAAGAAAAGTAGAATTATGGTATCAAATGTCATATTACCTTGTTGAGAACTATTACGCTTTGTGATCGTTGAAAAATGGTAATTTCGCAAAGTGTGACAAAAAAGTGTCACAACGCCAAAAAAGTGTAACAGCCTCAAAGCGTGTATTTATGCGGGTTTTGAGGTTTTCTGTGACAAAAACACTTTTTTCTCTTATCTATATATAAGAAAAAATATATATATATATAAGAGTTTTAAAACGCAAAAATTTTGCAAAAGTGTCACAAAGCGTATTTTTGATACGAAAGGAGAAAATGGATGTGGATTTCTATCAGATAAAAGAGAGAGCTACAAAGAAAGATATTTTAGAAATTTATCCAGACTTTAAAGTTTGCAGGTCTCAAGACTTAATGGTTCGTGGTAGATCTTTTTATGCAATATGGGATGAAGCAAAACAACTATGGTCTACCGATGAATACGATGTACAAAGATTAGTTGATAATGAACTGATAGAATACAAGAAAGAAAAGGAAAAACAAACGGATGCAAAAGTAACTATTAAGACGATGGGTGATTTCTCATCAAAGTCTTGGGGGGAATTTCGGAATTATTTAGCACACGTGTCGGACAATTCACATCAGTTAGATGCTAAATTAACCTTTTCAAATACCGAAGTTAAGAAGAAAGATTATGTTAGTAAGAAATTATCATATCCATTAGAAAGGGGAAAGATTGATGCCTTCGATGAGATTGTTGGAACTTTGTATACACCAGATGAAAGACGCAAATTGGAATGGGCTATTGGTTCCATTATTGCAGGAGACTCAAAAGACATACAAAAGTTTGTTGTTCTTTATGGTGAAGCGGGAACTGGTAAATCTACAATCCTTAATATCATACAGAAACTTTTTGAAGGATATTATACCACATTCGAAGCGAAAGCCCTTGCCTCGTCGAACAACGCATTTGCCACGGAAGCATTCAAGAACAATTCACTCGTCGCGATCCAACACGATGGAGATCTTTCTAAGATCGAAGACAATACAAAATTAAATTCTATAATTTCACATGAGGAGATGACAATTAATGAAAAGTATAAACCGTCATACACGACCCGTGTTAATTGTTTTCTTTTTATGGGCACTAATAAACCTGTTAAAATCACTGATGCTAAATCTGGGATTATTCGACGGTTGATCGACGTGCAGCCAACCGGTCAAAAACTACATCCAAAAAGATATCAGGCTTTGATGTCGCAGATAGATTTTGAATTAGGAGCTATTGCGCATCATTGTCTTGATGTTTATAGGGAGATGGGTAAAAACTATTATAATGCTTATCGCCCTATTGCTATGATTTTACAGACCGACGTGTTCTTTAACTTTGTCGAAGCGAACTATTGGATTTTTAAAGAACAAGATGGAGTAACCCTAACACAAGCGTATGATATGTATAAGTCGTATTGTGATGAGACACTAATTGATTTTAAACTACCAAGATATAAATTTCGTGAAGAGATCAAAAATTATTTTAGTGAATTCTATGACATCACCAGAGTCGACGGGATGCAAGTACGAAGTTACTACTCTGGTTTCTTAATGAATAAATTTGATAAGGTTGAGAAAGTAAAAGAATCGCACCAATTATCTTTGGTGCTAGAACAAGATGAATCGTTATTAGACGAACTATTACAAGAATGCCCAGCACAGTACGCTGGTGTAAGTGAAACACCAATTAGCAAATGGTTAAAGGTGAAAACAACATTGGCGGATTTGAATACTCGAAAGGTGCATTACATCAAACCTCCAGATAATCATATTGTTATTGACTTTGATTTGACGGAGGATGGTAAGAAAAGTGTAGAAAAGAATATTGAAGCGGCCAGCAAATGGCCATCTACATATGCGGAGTTTAGTAAAAGCGGATCCGGAATACATCTACACTATTTATATGACGGAGATGTTACGAAGCTAAGTCGCATATATAGTGATGGTATTGAAATTAAAGTGTTTATCGGTGATAGTTCTTTGAGGAGGAAGTTGACAAAATGTAATAACATACCTATTGCTGTAATAAACTCTGGATTACCCTTGAAAGGAGATAAGATGATTAATCTAGATGTTGTAAAGAGTGAAAAGAGTCTTAGAGACATGATTAAACGGAATCTACACAAAGAGATTCATCCAGGTACAAAACCAAGTATGGATTTCATACACAAGATATTAGAGGATGCGTACACGTCGGGAATGAAGTATGACGTGACTGATATGCGACCAGCAATCTTAACGTTTGCCAATGGAAGTACCAACCAATCTAGTTATTGTGTGAAGTTGGTAAGTCAAATGCGATTTAAGTCCGAAGAAGCGTCTGTCGATAATGCTGAGTATAAGAGTGATGAATTGGTGTTCTTCGACGTGGAGGTATTTCCAAATCTATTTGTTGTAGTTTGGAAGATGGAAAATAAACCAGCAGTAAAAATGATCAATCCATCATCGAGTGACGTCGAACGTTTATTCGATTTTAAGTTAGTTGGTTTCAACAATCGTCGATATGACAACCACATCCTATATGCAAGGTATGTTGGATATGATAATGAGCGACTATACAAGCTAAGTCAAAGAATCATCAAAGACGATAAGAATGGACTATTCGGAGAAGCATATAACATTTCATATACCGACATCTATGATTTCGCTTCAGCTACAAACAAGAAGAGTTTGAAGAAGTGGGAAATAGAACTTGGTATCCACCATCAAGAATTAGGCTTACCTTGGGACCAACCAGTACAAAAAGCTTTGTGGGATAAAGTGGCTGACTATTGTGTTAATGATGTAATTGCGACCGAAGTATTATTTAATCATCTGAAAGGTGATTGGACTGCTAGACAAATCTTGGCTGAAATTACGGGACTCACTGTAAACGATACGACAAACACACTCACTACAAAACTGGTGTTTGGTGACGCAAAGAATCCACAAAAAGAAGCAATATATACTGATCTTAGCATTATGTTCCCAGGATACAAGTTTGAGAATGGAAAGAGTGAATATCTAGGAGAAGATCCTAGTGAGGGCGGATATGTATATGCAATACCTGGTATGTATAAAAATGTCCCTGTTTTAGATGTTGGGGCCATGCATCCAACAAGTATCGAACAATTGAATCTATTTGGACCATATACAAAGCGTTATTCCGAACTTAAACGTGGAAGGATATTTATAAAGCATAAAGACTATACGTCGCTTGGAGATATACTAGATGGTAAACTAGTTCCATTCATATCAAGAATTGAGAGTGGAGAAATATCACCAAAAGATCTATCCAATGCGTTAAAGACAGCTCTTAATTCCGCATATGGATTAACCTCTGCTAAGTTCGATAATAAGTTTAGAGATCCTCGTAATGTAGATAACATCGTAGCAAAGCGTGGAGCACTGTTCATGATCGATTTAAAGCGTTCTGTGCAGCTTCAGGGGTATAATGTCGTCCATATTAAAACAGACTCTATAAAGATCTCTGACGCGCCTCAGAAGGCCATCGACTTTGTGATGGAGTTTGGTAAGAAGTATGGATATGAATTTGAACATGAAGAAACATACGACAAGATGTGTTTAATCAATAACGCCGTATATATCGCTAGACAAAGAAGCGACGGTAAGTGGTCGGCCACAGGAGCTCAGTTCGCGCATCCATATGTGTTTAAAACTATGTTTAGTAAAGAACCAATCGAGTTCGAAGATTTATGTGAAACGAAATCGGTTACATCACAGATGTATCTGGATATGAACGAAGAACTGAAAGAAGGTGAACATAATTATCACTTTGTTGGAAGGGTTGGTTCGTTTTGTCCGATACGTCCAGGATTGGGTGGCGGTTTGCTACTTCGTGAAAAAGATGGAAAGTATTATGCTGTCGGAGGAACGAAAGAATATCGATGGCTAGAAGCCGAAATGGTTAAAGCTCTTGGTAAAGAAAACGACATTGATATGTCATATTTCGATTCTTTAGTTTCAGATGCGGTCGAAGTATTAGGAAAGTTTGGAGATGTGCAATGGTTCTTGTCAGATGAACCGGTAATTGAAGACAATTCAAATGTCCCACCATGGAAGGTTCCTTGTGGAACGAAGTTGTATGAGAACTGTATGCAATGTATGAACTATGTAAGCGATGATACTGAGAAGTGTAAAATGGGATACCAAATCATACCATTCTAAGGAGGATAACGAGATGAGTAGAAAGAACATAGTAGTTGAAAATGCAAAGATAGGTTTTAGAAATTTTGCTGGTGAAGCTGGAAGATTTAATCCAGCTGGAAGAAGAAATTTCTGTATATTTCTAGATGAGCAAGTAGCAAGTCAAATGGAAGAAGATGGCTGGAATATTAAATGGCTACAACCAAAAGATGAAGGAGATAGACCAGTGCCATATATTCAAGTCACTGTTCGATTCGATAATGTCCCGCCAAGAATTTATCTAGTGTCAAGCAAGGGTAAAACAGTTCTTGATGAGGAATCTATTAAGATATTAGATTTTGCTGAAATCGACTTTGTTGACTTAACTATAACTCCTTATGATTGGGAGTTTAATGGGAAGTCTGGAGTCAAAGCATATCTTAAAACTATGTATGTAACAATTGTTGAAGATGAATTTGAAAAGAAGTATAGAGATGTTCCTGATAGTGCTAGCGACTCAATAGGTGGTTGTGGTGGTTGCGAAGCCTGTGATGGTAGCTGCCATGGGCATTGATCTTTATCAATATCAGCAACAAGCAATTGACTCTCTTCGTCCTGGCTCCATCCTTTGTGGTGGAGTTGGGTCAGGAAAGTCACGAACCGCCATAGCTTATTATTTTTTGCGGATTTGTAAAGGTCGCGCCAAGATTAATGGTATCGGTGACTTTGGTAGTATGAAACATCCAAAAGATTTATACATCATTACAACTGCAAAGAAGAGGGACTCGCTTGAATGGGAACGTGAGTGTTCTCCATTTATGATTTCAAAGGAACGAGACGCTAGTTTAAATGGCGTTAAACTATTTGTTGATTCGTGGAATAACATATCCAAATATAAGAAAGTGCAGAATGCGTTTTTCATATTCGACGAGCAACGTTTGATTGGTTCTGGTACATGGGTCAAGTCATTTCTCAAAATTGTAAAGAATAATGGATGGATATTATTAAGTGCCACACCCGGGGATACATGGTTAGATTATATCCCCGTCTTCATTGCGAATGGGTTTTATAAGAATCGAACAGAGTTTCTTAGAGATCATGTTATCTTTAGTCGATTCACCAAATATCCAAAAGTCGAAAGATACATCCAACAAGGAAAGCTAACCAAACTGAAGAATCAGTTACTTGTTTCCATGAGTTATGCTAGACAAACAGTGCATCATAATGTGACAGTGGCGACTACGTATAACAAAAACAAATTTGAGAAAGCGATGAAGGATAGATGGGATGTATATAAAAATAAACCAATCAAGAATGCAGCCGAGCTATGTTATATACTACGAAAGATTGTTAATGAAGATTCATCCAGATTGGATAAGATAAAAGAGTGTTTGTCAGAACATCCAAAGATTATCATCTTTTATAATTTTGATTATGAGTTAGAGATACTTCGTAAATTCTGTGCAAAGTATAAAATATCTTTTGGTGAATGGAATGGTCATAAACACGAATCAATCCCGACAAGTGACAGATGGTTGTATCTTGTTCAATACGCAGCCGGAGCAGAAGGATGGAATTGCGTAGAGACTAACGCAATAATATTCTATTCGCAAAACTACTCATACAAGATAGTAGTCCAGGCTTCTGGTAGAATTGATCGATTGAATACGCCATATAAAGATTTATACTACTATCATTTTCGCACAGACTCTCCGATTGATGTCGCGATAAGTCAAGCGTTAAAGACAAAGAAATTATTCAACACTAACAACTTTATAGACAATATGCCCTCGCGAAAAAAACATACATTATAATAGAAGAGAGTAGAATACGCCTCTTTTTCTTTTCGAAAGGAGAATCTTATGCTTGAAAATAAGTTCAAGTCAAGATTGATTAGAGAAATTGAAAACATGTTTCCTGGATGTATGGTTATCCATGGAGACGCAAATGAGATTCAAGGTATTCCTGATATTTTAATTTTATACAAAGATACGTGGGCCGCTCTTGAAGGTAAAAGATGTGAAGATGCCCCATGTCGCCCTAATCAAAATTATTACGTTGAGCGTATGAATCAAATGTCATATGCTTCTTTTGTTTATCCTGAAAACAAAGAGGAGGTGTTATATGAACTTCAACAGGCATTCTCGTTTAGAAGGCCAACACGCCTTTCTAAGCGCAAGTAAATATCATTGGATTAACTATGATGAAGACAAACTAACAAGCGCGTATCTAAAACATCTAGCAACCAAAAGAGGAACGGAGTTACATGATTTAGCATATAAGCTTATACGTTTGGGTATCAAATTACCAAAAACAAAAGAGTCTTTGAATTTATATGTGAATGATGCAATTGGATTTAAGATGACACCCGAGCAACCTCTTTATTATTCTGAGAATTGTTTTGGTACAGCAGATGCAATAGCTTTTAAGAAAAATGTTCTAAGGATTCATGATCTCAAAACAGGAGAGACCCCAAGCTCTATGCGTCAGTTGGAAGTATATGCGGCTTTATTTTGTTTGGAATACAATCAGAAACCGTCTAACATTGAAATAGAACTAAGACTTTATCAATCGGGTGAGGTCTTAGTTCACCTGCCCCCAGTAGATGATATTTTATATATCATGGACAGGATTGTAATATTTGATAAACAAATAGACAAAATAAAAATGGGGGAATAAACCATGAGCAAAGAACTAAAGCATTATGGCGTTAAGCGCAGATCGGGTAGATATCCCTGGGGTTCTGGAGAAGATCCTGAACAACGTGGAAAAAGTTTCCTTGGTCAAGTTGATGAGCTAGCGAAAAAAGGACTAAGTGAAGTGGAGATTGCCAAAGGACTTGGTATCAACACGCAGCAGCTTAGAGCCAAAAAATCATTAGCTAAAGCCGAACAAAGAAAGTCTGACTATGCAGAAGCATTGCGATTAAAAAACAAAGGATACTCAAATGTTGAAATAGGTAAAAGAATGGGTCGCAATGAGTCATCTATAAGAGCTTTATTGGATCCGGCAATGAAAGAGCGTTCCGAAATAACCAATGTTACAGCGAATGTGTTAAAAGACAATGTTGAGAAAAAGACATACCTTGATGTTGGACTTGGTGTGGAAAGATATTTAGGTGTAAGTCGAACAAAATTAAAAACGGCTTTGGCTCAACTTGAAGAAGAGGGTTATAAGTTGCATAGTTTTAAAGTTGAACAAGTAGGTACTGGTGAGAAAACAAACATGATGGTCCTAACAAAAGGTGATGTCGGGTTTGGAGAAGTTATGCGTAATAGAGATAAGATTCGACTAACTACTGAATATTCTGAAGATGGTGGTCGTTCTTTCTTAGGCTTAGAGCCAATTAATAGCGTCAATGCAAAACGAGTGCAGATTCGATATAACGAAGAAGGTGGCGCTCAAAAGGATGGCGTCATTGAACTTAGACGTGGTATCGAAGATATATCTCTAGGTAATGCTAAGTATGCACAAGTAAGAATTGGTGTAAATGACACACATTACATGAAAGGTATGGCAACTTATTCGGATAATATGCCGAATGGTGTAGATATCATATATAACACTAACAAAAAAATAGGCACTCCAATGTTAGGAACTAAAGATAATACAGTTTGTAAAGAAATGAAAGATGACCCGGATAACCCATTTGGTTCAACTGTTAGACAAAAGCATTACGTAGATAAAGATGGAAATAAGAAACTATCTGCGCTAAACATTGTTAATGAAGAAGGAGATTGGGGCGAATGGTCAAAAAGCATATCGTCACAAGTTCTATCAAAACAAACTACAGATTTGGCCAAGAAGCAATTGGGTTTAGCATACGATGCAAAGAAGGATGAGTTCGATGAATTGTCTTCACTAACCAATCCTGTTGTGAAACGTAAATTATTAGATTCATTTGCCGATGATTCCGACTCTGCGGCTGTACATTTAAAAGCCGCTGCTCTACCAAGACAAGCCACTCACGTATTAATCCCATTCCCAACAATTAAAGAAACTGAAATTTATGCGCCTAACTATAACAATGGAGAAAGCGTTGTGTTAATTCGTTATCCACATGGAGGCAGATTTGAAATACCAGAACTAACAGTTAACAACAAACATGTGGAAGCAAATCGAGTTATAAAGAATGCTAAAGATGCTGTCGGTATAAATCATAAAGTAGCTGAGAAGTTATCTGGTGCTGACTTTGATGGTGATACTGTATTGGTCATTCCAAACAATAAAGGATCAATCAAAACAAGAGCAGCCTTAGAACAATTAAAAGACTTCGATCCAAAGACTGCCTATCCAGCATATGAAGGAATGCCTAGAATGACATCAAGAGCTAAAGGTATGCAAATGGGTTCTGTCTCCAATTTGATTACAGACATGACCATTAAAGGTGCCACATATGACGAGATAGCAAGAGCCGTTAAACACTCAATGGTTGTTATTGATGCCGAAAAGCATCATCTTAATTACAAACAATCATACGTTGATAACGGCATAGCAAAGTTAAAAGAGATATATCAAGGGAGTGCACGTAGTGGAGCATCGACATTAATATCTAGAGCCTCAGCAGAAGTACGCGTAAATGCTAGAAAAGAATCTGTCGATCCTGAGACTGGAAAAAAGATATACACCTATACGGGAGAAAGTTATATAACACGCAGGGGTAAAGAAGTGTTTAAGACCACCACCTCTACAAAGTTAGCTGAGACCCCCGATGCTTTTTCATTATCGTCAGGTACGCCAATGGAAGCAATCTATGCAACACATGCTAATAAGCTAAAAGTTTTAGCTAATGAAGCCAGAAAAACATCTATTAATACCAAACCAATGTATACATCCCCTTCTGCTAAAAAGCTATATGCTAATGAAGTTGCCAGTTTAGATGCACAATTAAATAATGCTCTAAAGAATAAACCTTTAGAAAGGCAGGCCCAATTGCTAGCGAATACCATAGTGTCTACTAAAAAGACCGACAATCCAATGATGGATGCTGCTGATTTAAAGAAGATAAAAGGACAAGCATTGGCCGAAGCTCGTGCTAGAATGGGCGCAAAAAAGCAAGATATAATCATTAGTGATAAAGAATGGAACGCTATACAAGCAGGCGCTATTAGTTCTAATAAACTAATGCAGATACTAAACAATACTGATTTAGATCGTATTAAGCAATTAGCAACGCCTAGAACTACAACATCGTTGACACCAATAAAAGAAGCACGAATTAAAAACATGATTGCAAATGGGTATACACAATCAGAGATAGCTAATCAACTTGGTATATCAACAAAGACTATCTCAAACCTAATGCAATAGAAAGGAGTATGGTATGTTAGTATCCATGTTAACCACTCTCGATAATCCATATGATCCTTTTAAACAGTTCGATGAATGGTATGCATTTGATGAATCAATGGGATACCATACATGTTCTTATGTAGCCCGTATAGCAAAAACATCAGACGAACTAAGTGAAGAAGATGAAAGCTTAGCTATTGAACAAGCAATTGATGAGATAATAAGTCTTAATGTACTTGGTATTTATAAGAAAGTATCAATTGATTCATCTCAAATACAGTTTAACACTACATAAATCGTTTGTCAGGTACATAGGGGGAGGGTGTCGCGAGTCCTACCCCCTCCCTGTAT